AGAAGCTTATAGCCGTCCTCAACTTCAGGACAGCCAAAACTATAAACATCTTTAGTATCTACATCTATTGCTACAATGCAGAATATTTGTGTCGGGTCAAGGCCATTAGCCTCTATGTCGAATAGTAAATTCATAGCTCTTCCTCGGCATTGAATTGGTTAGGGTCGTAGTCGTCTACTTCTCTAAGTCTACCAGACTCGTTGTCGAATAGCAAGTGTGTAGCTACTCCAACGTCACCAGTATACCTAGACTTTAAGACTCTTACTCGTGTGGTAGATGCTTCGATCTCATCGTCAGCTTGCTGGTTACGCTCTAAAGATATAACGCAATCAGATAACTGTGCGATACTTTGTGATCCACGCAGATGTGATAAGCCTGTCTCGATACCATTCTCGTGACCACGATTACCGTCAATGCGTCTGAGATGGGACACAAGAATCATACCTGCACCTGTCTCTTCTACAAGGGATCGTAGTCTTGTCATGATAGAGTCAATGTTCCTACGCTCATCGCCCTCCGTGTTTGCTGATACAAGCATATGCAAGTGGTCTACTACAATCCATTTACAGCCGCAACCAACAATCATGAAGCGCAACTTGCTAAAAATACTGTCGATGTCGTTGACACCAAAGTGCGAATGAATCCAAACTCTGTCAGCATTGCTGTTGGCAAAGACATTGTTGAACATAGTATCTAGTTCTTCTGCGCTGTACTTGTCACGAACACTGTCGATGTGTAGCTTTGCGCTGGCTTCGATAGACAGTATACCATCTACTGTCCTACGCCAATCTTCTTCTAAAGCTACAATACCTACGTTATCTTCTGTGTTCTGTATCAGCCAATGCTCTAGCTCACGAGTAACGCTTGACTTACCTAAACCAGTCCCGCCACACAGCGTAACCAATTCGCCCGCCCTTAGCCCTTCAAGCTTACTGTTCAAGCCGTGCCACGGAAATGGAATAGATGTTTTGCGTTCTCGATTGTTGAACTTTTCTTTCTGCTCAGTGATGTTCATGACACCTGATGGTGTATACATCTTAGAAGACCACCATAGCTGAACAAACTCTTGCCTACGATTCTGCCGTAGCATATCGTTAGAGTCTTTTATCTCGGCAGGTAAAGAAAATATTCTAGCCTTTGCAGGACTAAGGACTCGTGCTACTTTCTTTGCAGCTTCACGACCGTGCTTGTCATTGTCAAAAGCTATGATAACATTCTCAAATGATTCAAGAAATTCTAAGCTATCCTTAACATCTCGGACAGCTCCTGCCGCACCTGATCTTATAGATACGACAGGCCATTTGCTACCTAGTAATTCATAGGCGGCCATTGCATCGCACTCACCCTCCACAAGTGTAATGTATTTACCGCCAGCCTTGAACAGTTGCTCTCCGAAAAGACCAACACCTTTGGGCGAAGAAGTCCATACAAAAGATTTGTCTTGCTTTCTAATCTTACAAGCAACTTCTTCGTTGTTGATGAAGTAAGGATAAGAGTGATCAATGATCTTACCAAAACTTTCCTTACTGGTTACGCCATACTTCTTGGCAGTTGCTAAACTAATACCTCTGTCTGTAAGCTCGTTGAAGTTTCTATGTACGAAGCCCTCTTTGCTTGCGCCTTGGTGAACTGTAAAGTCGATGGTATTATCCTCTTGAGTTTGTTGTACGTCCGATGTACTGTAGTCTTTAAAAAATGTGTTGCAACTAAAGCAATAAGCAGACCCATCTGCATTTATAGATACTGGGTCGCTCCCGCCACATGAGTGACAGGGTTGGTTGTGTTTAACAAAGGCCATAGGGATTTTCCTTGCATTAAGTTTCTGTTTCCTCTTCTGTTTCCACAAGAGCTTCTTCGGACACTAACTCTTTTACTTTATTTGTAAGAGCTATTGAGCTTGCTCGTAAGATGTCTAGTTTCCTAGACACCTGTACGATTTCTCCTTGTACTTCTTGTAATAAGGAACAAGCCAGTGTCGCTTCGTCAGAAAGCTTATCAAGATCATAAACTTTACTGTCTATTGTCACTGTATTGTCTACCATTAAAATTCTCCTTCCATATCATCGTCATCAAATGAATCAAATTCAGCACCGTCTGGGCTACCGATCTCAACTAAATTAATTACCTGCATAGCTTGCAAGTCTAAACCTTTGAAAGTTTTACCTTTCCAGTTAGACTCCCACTCTTTGTACTGGACTTTAACCTCAGAGCCGTTGCCGACTTTACAATCTAAAGGTTGCTTAAACTTATCAACAAGCTTTGGAGCAGGGCGAATCATGCCATTTGGCCCATTGACTTTACGTTTAATTACAATAGCTTTGCCCTCATCCATCTCCTTGATGGTGAAGCCACGCTCTCTAAAGTCTTCTGCTGTTTCGTCAGAGACTACTAGATTAACTGTATACACAGGCTCGAACGTGGTGTTCGGGTTAGTGACGCTTGCCCAATATGCAGTACCTTCTAAAATTGCCATACTATTTTCCTCGTTAGTTTATGTTTAATTGAAGCGACTATTATAACATAGCCAGAAATAAAGTGTCAACTGTTTTATCTGTTGCCAATAGAATCTTTATCATAATCATCTTCTGACTTTATAAAGATGCCATCAACCATCGTGCCTTTGCGGTGCTTAATATCATTGTACGCATGATCAACGCAGTCTTTAATAGAAATATTATTGCGCTCTGCTATGTTGACTAGCACTACAATGATGTCGCCTATATCATCTATAGGTGTCCTGCCTTTACAAATACTATCTGATAGTTCGCCTACCTCCTGTATTAATTTTAATACTTGTTGCTTGTCATCTGAACCTACAATTAAGTTACGAGCATAGTGCCACTCAACAACGCTACCAATTGAATGTTCTAATCCTGTCTCTATCATCACACCTCCTAATTTATCCAACCTAAGTTTACCATACCTGATGCTATAATAAAACAACAAGTAATTAAATTACATACTATCCACATGGTTCTGACTACTGCAACCACATCAGCTTCTCTATTATTTTCGCTGGCCTTTTGTCCAAGACTCATAGCCCATAGTCGCCAAGCTTTTTTAAGCATCAGTAATCTCCTTTTTAATTTGATCTTTAGCTTGCTGTCTGCTTTTAGCTTTCAATCTTTTGCGTAATCTTTTTGTCCAGCTACGGCTCAAGCAATTTACTTTTTCTTTAATCATCATAGCCTCGCTTCTTCTGCTCTTTCTTTTTATCTACATGAGCTGTAGTCTTTGCATGGTCTGGCGTTTTCTTTCTTACGCTAAAGATTTTATCATAGTTAGAATCAAACATCAACTTATTTGTTGGCCGCTGTCGGCTACCTTTACTCATCTTCTACTTTCTCCAAGCTAATGTAAGTTGTGGTTTTCCTGTCAAGCAAGTCACCATGAAAGAGGCGAGCATCCTCAGCACTGCCGAACACTACCTCCCAATCTTTCTCAGTGCCATCGCTTTGCTTTGCACCCCATTTAATTAAGATCATATCTAGCTCCTAGTTAAAGTGAATGGAGATGCTGGCGTAGCTTCTATAAATTTCCTCACCCGTCCCAACTTACGCAGTCTCCGCTACGGTTTACAGTTATCTCTGAGTCATTTGTTTGTGATAGTAAATCACCTCCTCATCGAGTGACCAAGCCCCGACTAGCCAGTTACTAGCTGGCGTGTTCGTTTACTCATCGTCATCTATATCATCTAATAAGTTACTCACTAATATTAAAGCACAGCTAAGTCCATATAAAAGAACCATTAAAAATCCTAAGCCCATTAGTTCAGCCACTATCTTTTCCTCCTATCGCCAAGTTTAATTGGGGTCTTATCTATTGTTGGATAGTCAGTCCATATAGTTATAGAATATTTCTCACCGCTTTTAAGCTTATTGCAAAAGTGCGGATGAGTTATACTAGCTGGCCACATAACAAGCTCGCCTACACCCATGTCTTTATTTGAAAAGACTTCTTCGGGAAACATTAACTCTCCTCCCTCGTAGTCGTTGTTTAGTTTTATACTACCACTTACATAGCTTTCATCCCGATGAAGCGGCAAAAATGTTTGAAGCCCTGCCGCATACTTTATAGCAAAGATCTGATGTGGATCAGGTATCTCTGTATACATTAGCTCTCCTAGTTGCGGAAACACTAAAGCCTTTAAGCCCATCTGAATGGTGTCAAAAAAATCTGGTAGTTCTTCTTTAAAGTATATGTCTTGGGTAAAGTAATCCTCATCGTCTGCTTCAGACCCCCAAGTATTTAACTCATTGCATTTGTTTAAAATAAATTCGCTAAACTCTTTAGTTAAAAAGGGCGTAGTAAATATATAAGGTGCTTTCTGTTCTATTTTAGGGTCTTCAAAAAAATTCATTTATTTCCTCCACCCTACTGTCTTGCCCTCGCACTGAGCGAACCAAAAGTTTATGTCGTCTGCTATCTGCTGTGCTGTAGCATCGCCATCTATAATCTTGATGTCTTCAGGCTTAACCTTTACAGACCAGTACTTTTCTTTTACATCTTCGTAAGTAGTGATGTCACTACCATCCATATAATACTGTAGCATTAGTCTATCTCCCGTCTACTCTTATAGATATAAACTCTGGATCGTTCGGGTCTGTTATAGTAATAACATTACCATCTTCATCTGTTTTGGTAGCATATATATCTAGCCCAAGCTCCTCGGTGTGCTGGTTGTAGTATATATTGCAATCAAATATGTCACCGCTTAACTCGAATGTTCTCCATTCGTCAATGTCTTCTAACTGATCTTTAATAAAATCTATTACTTCGTTCCGAGTCATCTGATTCATGCGTATTTCTCCTGCATTAATGGCACAATTTCGTTTGTAAACTTTTCAGTAAAGACTATCTCAAGCTCCCAAGTGTTAGCATCAAAGCTAAACAGATTGTGCATTGACTTTACTTTGAAAGCATCGCTTCGTGTAAAGTCTTCAAAGAAATCGCCACGATAAGTTTCTATCGTAGCTTGAATGGTTGCAGATGGATAGTCCCAATCTGTTATCTTAACATAAGCAGACTGTAAGCCGTCAAAGAATTTCTCTGCGGCTGGTATAGATAAAGCACTTTCCATTTTAAAACTCCTCGCCTTGTGTGTAGCATTTACCAAACGTGATTGAAAAGAAAGGGAGCAAGACTACTGCCCCCACGAATACACCAGCTTCGATGTCATCATCAAGCGTTTGACTAATCCAAACAGCTTTACCTTCATGGAATTCTAAATCAATTCCACAGCCGTTCCGAAAATTAAACGCTAATGATCTATTGAATAGTTTAAATGTCATGCCGCAATACTCCAAGCATCAATAGCAGTTCTTACAGTCTCTCTACGTTTATGCAATCGAGCCGCAAGATTAGCAGGGTCAGCATTCTTAGATGATGGTGCATGGCTAGACCAATCAGTAAGAGCATTGTAGACTGCCCATTGATTCGATCCGAAGGCTGGAACATAGTGTTCTATAAACTTATCCCAGATGTAATTAAGATTCTTATTTGTTCTTGAATCAAGCAAGACCCTTGATGGTGAGCTATATCTATAAGCATCTTCTTTTAATTTATCTAAAGCAGATGTAGCATTCACCGCTTTAGCAAAGAACTTAAACGCATCAGCCTCAGACATTTTTGTATTCATCCAAGTGTCCCACTGTTCCCTTTCATTCTCGAAAGCACCGAGGCATTTGACTATTACATTCGAGCCATGCTCAATGTCTAAGCCTTTCATATGCTTAGATTTATACACCGCAACAGTACCAGAAGTAAAGACTTGAGTATTCAAGCAAGCCGCTTGATGCGCTCCAACACTAATCATGAATGGCCAAGTACTATCGAGTGACGTAGTAGCTAATAGCTCTAGCGTTGCTGTGTCACCGTCTGGAGTAGGATAAGTATGATGCGGCATAGTATACCTTACATAAGTTCTACCGCCATTGTGAGACATCTGAATGTCTTCAGTGATTCCCTCAAGATTAAGATCAGATCGCTCTATAATCTTACGAGCAGACTCGATCATATCTCTAGGAGCTACTGGAACATAGCGTTTGCCATGAACACCAAGCTCTGACCCATCGTCATCACGATAAACAATACGCTTACTGCAAGTCTTCTCACCGTATGGTGTATCGTAAGTCAACGCACCTTCAAAGATTCCAAAGTCTGCATCGCCATAGCCATCAAGTCTTATGTTATCCATTGCTGATTTGTTTTGGTACATATTAAATACATTGTTCATAGTCTTATTCCTATTTACTAAGGGTTAAATTAATGTCGGCAGTTTTTATTTAAAGAGTAAAACTGCCATCGTGCCAATAGGACACAAACCTCTAGCGGTCTATAAGACTATCAGCAAGCGACCGTTCACTCACTGATAGAATACTACTATAGAATTGTTTCTTTACCTTCGTGATCTTTGATGCCGTTAAAGTATACACCTCGACCTTGCTTATGCTCTAAGCTAAAAGCCCACAAGCCACAGTGCATATTTCTAAAGCACTCACCTTTAAAGTATGAAGGTTTGCGCTGTAGATTCTTACGCTTTCTTAGAATATAAGAGCGACCAAAGAACTTGCCACGCTTATTAACTTTACCAAAGACTAAATATACTAAAGCTGATACAGTAACATTGAACACAGATAAGAATAAATTTTTCATAACATTTCTCCAATAGTTTATAAGTGTGAAAAAGTATTGTAAAGGATTCGGCAATCGTTGTCAACCCCTCCAAGCTGACGTTTGTGACTTAATAAGACCTTTTAAAACATTCATAAATGAATGTGTTTTAAAAGGCTTATAAGTCATTTAAATAATAATTCATTATAAGTAACTGTCTCGACCTCATCGTGAGTTACCATAACTATTCGAGCGCCACAAGATAACAACGGCTTGTCGGTCGTTGACTGTATCACCTCGACCTCGCCTTTGACTATAGCCTTGTGGCAGTACACATTAGACTTGCTAGTCTTTACTGTAATGGCAGGCTCATTTAAGCCATGCTTCAGGTTAGACTTTATAACGTGTTGATTTACATGGATATATGTTTTCATAGTCTATCTCCCAGACGTTACAGATTTATATAATTCACCATAGTCATCATCATAAGACGGATCAGCTTCACATATTGCATCAAGTAATTCGTTATAGTTAAGATACCTATCGTGATTATTATCTAAACAAAACATAGCAGTACCAGTGCTAGTACACCAAATCTCAGTAACAGTCTTGCCATTTAGTGTATCGCCTACTGCAATATAATCATTAAGCACATCGCCATTAAATTTAATTTCTTTATTCATAGTCTATACTCCAAGTAGATAGTTTATGTGAACTTCAGAGACATGATTACCATCACGCCATTTTGGTGACTTAGTTGCTAGATTATCGCACCACTCATTCCATAGTGATTCAGTACCATAGTCATGGCAGATCGCTATATAGTTTTTAAGCTTAGTCTCATTAGCTTGTAAGCCCTTGATAGTCTTAGGATTCTTAGCCAACACGAATACTTTTGGGTCTAGTTTATACATTCTAATATTGTGAACATCCATGCAACCAACCAGCCCCATAGTTAATTGACACATGAATCCAGCTTTCGGCAAGCCTAGACCATCAACTCGCAAGAATACTCTCATTAAACTATACGCTTTATCATCATCTGACTTATGGCTATTCGCTATAGCTTTGACCTGAGCATATAACTTATGCTTATTAGAATCTAAATACTTATAAGTCTTTGACTTAACGCCCCACAAATACTTAGAATTAATACCATTTTCCTTGACATCAGCAAGCTGATCACCACAGCTTAACCAATTTTGTTGGATGCTAACACTAACCAGCATCGCAACATCCATTAGATTATTAGCGGATGCCATAGCATATTCTTGACATTGGATTGCATGAGTTTTATACATTTTTGGATTGCCTCCCGACATTTGGAAATAAAATAACTTTTAAAATACATAATCGCTTTAAGCTCTTATGTATTTTAAAAGTATTTTAACAGATATTTATTTATTAATCAAAATCCCATTCAGTCATTTCAAATTCATCCTCAACAGCTATTAATATATCTAAAGGATTAGATATAGTCCCATCCTCTTGTTGAGTTTCTGCAATAGAAAACATATAGTCTGTTAGATATGCTGATTGTTTTGTTGGATTGCTCATAGTTTATATCCTGTATGTGCGTTAATAGAATTAAAAAAACCCCGATCACTTTCGTGACCGAGGCGTTATAGATTTATTTACTTTGAATAGATTCTAAAATCATTCCGATGCCAGCTTCAATGTCGCCAACCTTGGAGACTAAAGTCTCAAAGCGATTTTCCATATCATCTAATCGGGCATTGATCTTCTTGACATTAGAATTTTCAGGATGAACCTCAACTGGAACTAACGGAGCGGCAACCCTTTCGAGATAGTCTATAACCTCAGGCTCAGGCTTAGACTTCTTTGAAGTCTTCTTAGCTTTCGGCTTCGGTGCTGTCTTAGACTTAATGCGGGACTGAATAGACTTTGGAACTGTCTCGCATTCAAAGTAGCTTTGAATGTCTGCATGGGTCAGTTTGGCTTCGCCATGTTGAGAGTTGAGGATGGCGTTATAGACTTTCGTAAGCCCATAGCGCTCAGATTTTTCTGCGGCACACAGCGAAGCAAAGCGATTTGCGACAGCCCAAATTTGCTTTGAAGTGGCGATTCGGTTGGCGTCGATTTCGGTGAAGTTTGGCATGGCAATTTTCCTCTAGTTGGTTTATTGAATTACTTAAAGATTCTAAAAAATACCTTTTTCACTTTAGTTCAAAAGTATTTTTTAGAATCGTAATTCAATAAACCAACTTCCACCTTACTTTAAAACAGTTATTAAAGTTTTAAAGTAAGGTGTTTTTTTGATCAGCTTCATAAACTTAACTAGACTTCTAAGCTCTGCTTAGTTAATGCTTCAAGCCATTGAAATCTTTGAAGACTTCCGAGAAGATTCTAAAGAATCTTAAAAGTCTCTAAAGCTCCACAATTTGTAAACTAGAGCGAAGCTCTCCAAAGGCTTTAAAGCCCTTTGAAGACTTTTAAAGTCTTTACAGGCTATGCAGAGGTGTCCGTCAAGACTTTTAAAGTCTTTAACGTGCGTGTAAGCTTGAGGGTAGGCAGGTGGCCATACCCCCTCCCCCCTATATATACTCAATCTTATACATTTTGGGTAGGAATAGGTGTCAACCAGTTTGTGCCGCAGCTTTAAAGAGCTTCAAAGGGGAGAGGGAAGTGAGTTAGGGTGTGTTGAGTGCTATAACTATATAACGGTGGGGACGTTAATATCTATTATAATGATTATTTAAGGGTTTGTCAAGTGTAAGTATAGAACTTTTAGTAATAAAGACTTGACAAAACTGTAAACTAGCTATATAATAAGTAATATGAATAATAAAGATCTAACAGAAAAACAAGAATTGTTCCTTAAACACTTACCAACCGTAGGAGGTGATCCGAAAAAAGCAGCAGAGTTAGCTGGTTATTCGGAATCCAGCTATCCTGCTGTGGTTAAGGCATTAAGATCAGAGATATTGGAGATTGCTACAGGAATATTAGCTCAATCTGCACCAAAAGCAGCCATGAAGCTAGTAGATATAATGGATAGTAACGCTCCTGTGCCTCAAGCGAATGTAAGAATACAAGCAGCTCAAACGATCCTAGACCGTGTAGGCTTGGGCAAGAAAGAAACTCTTGATGTAAATGTAAATAGTACAGGCGGCTTGTTTATACTCCCGACTAAAAAAGAAACAGTAATAGAGGGAGACTATGAGGAGATCGAGTAGTACAATACCGTTTGGTTACAAACTAAACGATGAAGATACTACTACTTTAGAGCCTGTAGAAAAAGAATTGGAGGCTTTAAACGAAGTAGTTCCCCTGATTCAAGACAAAAGCTTGTCATTGCGTGAAGGAAGTTTGTACATTTCTCATTTAACAGGAAGAAGTTTAAGTCATCAAGGTTTAAAAAAGATAGCGGAGAAGCGTAGCGTTGGATAAGCCAGATTGGGAACTTAATCCAGAGAATTATGCTACAGATCCAGACGGTAATTTTATCCTGAAAGTGGATGGGACTCCAAGAAAGAAATCAGGCAGAGCAAAAGGGTCTAAAGGAAGAGGCTATAACTTTCATTCTGAAACTAAAGCAAAGCAGGCTGCAAAACGTACAGTTCGAGATAAGCAGAAAAAGATAAAGCAGGCTCAAGATAAAATAAGTAGGCATAAGAAATCAATTGAAACTACTAACAAGGCTTTAAAAGAAGAAGGCGTACTTAGCTCAGAAGAGCTAGAGGCTTTACCAAAGTCAATAAGATCAGAAGCTAACGAGAATGTAATCTTCAAAGCTAATGAAGGGCCACAAGAAGAGTTCTTAGCTTCAAGCGAAACAGACGTATTGTTTGGTGGAGCAGCAGGTGGTGGTAAGTCCTATGCAATGCTAGTAGACCCACTGCGCTATGCACACAGGTCAGCGCATAGGGCATTGATACTTAGAAGGTCTATGCCAGAACTCCGAGAGCTTATAGACAAAAGCAGAGAGCTGTACCCTAAAGCCTTCAAAGGCGCAAAGTACAAAGAAGTTGAGAAGCTTTGGAACTTCCCAAGCGGAGCAAAAGTAGAGTTCGGCTTCCTCGAACGAGATGCAGACGTATATCGCTACCAAGGACAAGCCTATAGCTGGATTGGCTTTGACGAGATCACGCATCTGCCAACAGAATTTTCATGGAACTACTTAGCGTCACGTTTACGAACAACTGACTCTGAGATAGTTCCTTATATGCGTTGCACAGCAAATCCAGGAGGTACTGGAGCGCATTGGGTAAAGAAGCGGTACATAGACTCATCTCCGCCTAACGAAGCTTACAGAGGCTCTGACGGCCTTACACGAAAGTTCATTCCAGCGAGATTAGATGATAATCCCTACTTAGCTAAAGATGGACGCTATGAGCAGATGCTGAAAGCACTGCCGCCAACTCAGCGTCAGCAACTGCTGGAAGGTAACTGGGACGTTGCAGAGGGAGCAGCCTTTACAGAGTTTGATAGGAACTTACACGTAGTTACGCCTTTTGACATTCCAATTAACTGGGAGCGTGTAAAAGGCATTGACTATGGTTACGCATCTGAATCAGCTTGTGTATGGGGTGCAGTAGACCCAAGTGACGGCACGTTAGTTATTTATCGTGAACTGTATCAAAAGAATTTACTTGGTACAGACTTAGCAAGTTTAATAACAAACATGGAACTAGAAGATCCTTTTTCAGTCTCAGGTGTGCTTGACACAGCTTGCTGGAATAGGACAGGAACAACAGGCCCAACAGTAGGAGAAACACTTGTTCGTGCAGGTCATAAGCTACGAAGGGCTGATAAGAACCGTATTCAAGGAAAGATTCAAATCCATGAATACTTGAAGATTACTCAAAGCGGTAGACCACGCATTCAAATATTTAATACATGCCCGAACCTGATACGAGAACTTCAAAGTATTCCTCTGGACAAATCAAACCCAGAAGACGTAGACACAAAAGCGCCAGATCATGCTTACGATGCTTTGAGATATTTAATAATGTCTCGGCCTCGTATGAGTAATCCTTTAGACAGGATGCGAGATCTTAAACGAGAACAGAGCTACGCTCCTGTAGACACAACATTTGGATATTAAATGGATAATAACAATACATTAATGCAGAATAGCAATGAGATTTATTACGCTCCAGTAGAGGGCGAAACTGCTATGAAGCTAGAGTTAGAAAATGATGTTAGGAACAGGTTTGTAGGTTTAATTGAAGATCGTTTTGAATTAGCTAAGAATGCTAGAGATCATGATGAAGACAGGTGGCTGAAAGCGTACCACAACTTTAGAGGCTTATATCCTAAGCACGTTAAGTTTCGTGAGTCTGAAAAGTCTAAAGTATTTATTAAAGTAACAAAGACAAAAGTTCTTGCAGCCTTTGGTCAGCTTGTAGATGTAATCTTTGGTACAGGTCAGTTTCCAATAGGCGTAAGAGAAACTAACATCCCAGAAGGTATTTCAACGTATCAGCATTTAGATATGTCTGGAGCTGATATAGAAACTTCTAAGCCTGACGAAGAAAACAAAAAAGAAAAGAAAGAAATAGATCCTTTTGATATTGGATTCAAAGGAGACGGTAGAACATTAAGAGCAGGAACTACTTACGACTCAGGCGAATCTTTTTTTGAAGACGAACTTAAAAAAGGAGAAGCTACTTTTGTAAACGGGCCTTCTCCCGACCCTAATGTTTTAGAAATCTCTCCAGCTAAAGAAGCTGCTCGCAAAATGCAGAAGCTTATACACGACCAGATTGAAGAATCAAGCGGCTCAAGCGAGTTACGCAATGCAATTTTTGAGTCTGCTTTATTTGGCACAGGCATTATTAAAGGCCCATTTAATTTTAATAAAGAAATAGGCCGATGGAATACTGACGAAGATACTGGAGACAGGAATTATAGTCCTGTAGCTGT